CATGGTTCACTTAACGCGTTGTGCCGATATAGAGTTTTGTAGTGTCCCCGTGTCGACGGGTGCGCGGTCCTTCGCTTCGCGCTCTATTTCAAGCGCGAGCGTCCTGACGAACTCCTCTACGTCGTCGGCGTCCGCGGCTAACGCGTCGCCCTTGGTGTTGACGACCTCCTTAACCGCCGGGCGGAGGTAGGGTTGGGCGCGCATCTTACTCGTTCCGAACTCGACGTACACGGCGTACTCGACATCGGTTCCGACGCGGTACTCGACGTTCTCCGCGAACGTCTTTAGGTCGTCAAGCGCCTCAAGCGTCGCCGCCGCGCCGAGTACGTCTATGCCCGTCATGTGTGTTTTACCTCGTACTGGTTACGTATCGGTCGTCGTCTACGTCGCGCGCCAGCGAGTCCGACGGGTCGCGGCGTTCGACCTGTTTGCGTAGCGCCGAGACGGTGGACGCCTCGTACGTTAGCGATGAGTCGCCCACGGCGGACTGCGACGCGCGACGGTCTTTCGTTGTAGCGATGCGGAGTGCCGCGAGGTACTTTTCGAGTTGGCGCCGTTCCTCGGCGGTCAGAGACGTTGCGTAGTTATCTATTTCTTGCTTCGCCTCAAACTCCGCGTCGTCTATGTAACTCTGCACTTCGCCGGAATCTAAGGACGTATCTATGACGCCCTCAACATCCGATGGCGTCGCTTCCGCCATGTTATCGTCGCTCCTCTATTGCTTCTTTGACCGTCTTACGGTCGCGTCCCTGTTCCTCGGCTTCGGCTATCTCGGCGAGATGGTCGTCAAATTCGCCCGACCCTATATCTTCGGCGACATCGGCGACGGGCGTCCGGTCAACGAAGTCGCCGGCGTCAAAACCGTCTTCGCCGTAGGGCGGTTCAACGTTGCGTCGTTCGTACGTATCGTCGCTCGTCGTCTTAGATGCAGCCTCCGCGAACGAGACGTTGTTGTAGCGGTCGACTAAGCGCGCGGCTTCGTCTTCGTCGCCGACATCAAGCGTGCCGCTGTCGGCGTCGTAGTCGCCGAACTCGTTGGCTTGTCCCGGCGACAGCGCGCCGCTAAGTTGATGCGCGCTCGTGACCGACTGGACGACGAGGGTAGGCATCTTAGGAGCTTCCGCCCTGTATGTAGACAGCCGCGCCGGACTTCATGACGACGAAGTCCTTGCGGTGTCTTATCTTGAAGACGTCGCGGTCCTTTGATTCCTCGCGGTAGTTCGTGACCTCGCGGTTCCAGCGCGTCGACTCGTAGCCGTACTTAGAGGTGTCGACGAGGAAGCCTTCATCGTCGTCAAGGTCGCCCGTGTTCGTGATGTTGACGGGGATACCGAACGGCGTGCCGAGGACGCCGCCGCGTATCGTCTCCTCGCCGGGTTCGGTCGCCTGCGTGAAGTTGGAGTCGGTCGCAAGGTCGCCGAACGCGTCGGGCGAGACGAGGAACTCCGCGGAGTCCGGCGAGAACTCGTCTTCCACGAGCGTCGTGTACGCGTTAACGACAGCCTGATAGTTCATGTCGTTGCTGTCGGTTCCGACCGTCGTGGAGTTGTTGTTGTCGCCCTGATTGGGGTCCATGAGCGACCACGCGAGCGCGTCAAGCCTGCGCTCGGCGGCTATGCCCATCTCCTCGGTGACATCCATGATGATGTCGAACACGGAGTCGGAGACGGCTTCGTCGCTTATCGCTATCTCGAAACCGTCCTTCGTGTAGTTCGCGGTCACTTCCTCGTAGTTGAGTGACGCGCGGGGGTAGTCGGACTCCTCGGCGACCTCGTCCATCGCGCCGCGGACGTTGTCGGTCGCCTGCGGGAATCCGTGCTGGTTGCTGTCTATATCCGTCGCGTCATGGTCGCGGTACGCGCGACGGAACTGGTACATCTCCTGCGTTCGCTCTTCGAGAACCGCCTCAACGTCGTCGTCGCTGATAACGTCAGTTGCTGTTACTGGCATCTTTCATTCACCCAAGGTAAACCTCGGCTTCGTTCGTGCCGAGGTTCGTTCCGGTGCGGTCTGTGCCGCCCTCGTTCGACCACGCGACTATTCCCGTGCCGTCCTCCGACGCGAACTGTCCGCCGGTCGCGCTTGCGCCGAGATGCTCGCCCTGCGATATGCCGGAAGCGACGTTAGCGATAATGCCGCCGGAAACCTGCGCCGCGCCGGTTCCGCCGCTGGAGATGTCCTCTTTGGCGACGCCGAACTCTTGGTCCTCGTCGGTACTGCCGCTGTCAAGACCGACGACCGTGGGTGGAGTACCGTCGTTCGCCGTCTGGTCAAGCGCGAGAGCGTCGCCCGCGGATACATCCTCGCCCGCTTCGACGGTTATGGCACAGTCGTCCGGCGTCGTGCCGTCGCCGAGTCCGTTGTTTCCACTCATCCGAGAACCTCCTTCTCAAGAGTATCGTAGTCGGGGGCGTCGGCTATGTCAACGGCTTCGTCCCTGAGTTCCTCGGCGCGCTCATCCATGCCGCGGTTCTCAAACGTTCGCGCCTTGCGCTGGAGTGTCTCAAGCTCGCTCTTGTGATTGAGCTTGGCTTCCCGCGCGTCGAAGTCGTCGCCGTCGTTACCGCCCGCGCCTGCGCCGCTTGTCTCAGCGGACTGACCGAGCGTGTCTATCTGTATCCCGTCGCCCTCGTCGTCGCGGAACGGTTCCGTGAGCGCGTCCATCGGCATCTCGGACAGCGTATCTGCCGACTGCGGCGACTCGGACTCAAGTAGCGACGCGAACGCTTCCTTTGCCTCCTTCAGTTCTTCGACTACCGAGTCAAGCGTGTCGAACGACTCAAGACCCTCAAGCGTGTCGAGAGTCTCAGCCGTATCGCCGTCTACAATCGTCGCATTCTCCGTGCTGGCATACCTCTGTAGGACATCAACCGCTTCGTCGGTTGTGAGTCCATCGGGTAGCCGTATCTCTTTCTCAGACATAATCTGTCTCCCGCTTTATCCTCGTGACGCGTCGCGGGGTCAACGCGCCGTCATCGGAGAGTGTGTTATTCGGTGAGCGTTACGCGGCGTTCGTCTTCGTCATCCTCGGCGACAAGACGGACATGTCCGTCGGCGATATCGTCACCCTCCGCGTCTTCGTCTTCGCCGCCATCCTCAAGCGTCTCAAGTTCGCCGGTCTGCGCTTCGGTGATGTCGACTTTTACATCGGCGTCGAACTCCTCGTTGAGTAGCCGCCCCGCCATAGACGCGGCGGACTGCCATGAGGATTCGGGGATGTCTGCCTGTTGCCCGCGCCCACTCCGAACGGCGATGAGGGCGCGCCGACTGAGATTGTCGGTGCTCGGTTCGACGACAGGGAAGAAACGCACTTCGCGGAGCGTCTCGCCGTTCGCGTCGCCGAGGAGTGTCTTCGACGCGATGAACTGGCGCTCGTCTTCGCTTAGGTCGTCTACGCTATCGGCGTCGTCCGGTAGCGTATCGTACGCGCTCAGATACTCGCTTAGATCCGGCGTCGACCATTCGCCCGTCTCTGTGCCGGAGTAGTCGGGGCGACGCGCGTTTGACAGTTGGAGCGTGTCGACCTCCGATAGCGCGTTACGACTGAGGGCTTCAATAGCCGGGTTCGCGCCGATGTCGACATCCGCGCCGCGTTGCCCCTGACCAACGACGGCGATGTCGCGGAAGCCGACTACTTCGTCCACGGCGCGCGCCTGCGTCTGTTCGTCAAGCGGTCCGAGTTCGCGGGCAACGGAAGGTGATACATCCAGATAGCCGAGTTCTATCTTCTCCGCCGTGTCCTCGTCGGCTATCTCGCCGGAGAAGACGACGCCGACGCCTTTTTCGTAGCCCGCGCCGGTGACTTCGCCGATGATGTCGTCGGCGCTTGCCTGTCCCTCAGTCTCGTGGAAGTTCTTGACGATGTGGACCGTCGTATCGTCGTCATCAACCTGTCGCTGTAGTATCTCGGCGGCGCGTCGGGCGACATCCGGCGGGAAGAAGTGTTCGACGCCCTGACCGCCTTGGAGGACGGTATTCTCAGGTATAGCGACGCCGGAAACTTCTATCGGGTCGCTCTCGCGTATCTCCTCAACAGTTCCCCGCGCGGCGAGGGTCGTGATGCCTATGCCCCTGTCGAACGTCTCGTATTCTTGCCCTGTCATAGTTCTACCTCCTAAGAGTTCTGCGCCGTTTGGACGGCGAGTTCGCACGTCCCCGCAGTATCCGAGTCGTTGACGCCCTCTATGCCAGCCATTTACGCCACCTCCGGTATTAGTGCGCATCTACAGCGCGGGTGTGCGGGCGGCTTGACCGGATAACTTCCCGACAGTCTGTCAGGGACGCCCTCCGGCGCTTCAAACTCAAACGTTCCCTCGCGGACGAACGACGTACTCCATGAGTTGCCTTCGAGAGCCTGACATATCGGACAGACGCGTTGGTCGCCCGCCGTCAGCCATTCGGCTTTGACGGTGACGCGCGTCACTCCCATGTTCTCATAGCGGTTGAGCGTCGCGTCGGAGTACGCCTCTATGATGTTCGTTCGGGCGAGCGTAGTCGCGCGCGTCTTCCCGATTTTGTCGACGCGGTCGGAGATACGCCGCGCTATCTTCGTTGGGTTCTCGCCCTTAGCGAAGCCTTGCGTCAGTTCCTCGCGTATCTCCCTGTTCATGTCGCGTGTGATGCCCTCGTAATCGCTAAAGTTCTTAGCGTATAGCGCCGCAAGTGCCTGCGAGTGTTTCGGCTGGTTGAAGACCTGTTCAAGTTCCTCGTCGGGTACGTCAATCCCGTTGAGTTCGAGTTGGCGGTTGGCGTCGCGGATTCCCTGAGTATAGGCGCGCTTGACGAACGCGTTTTCGCCCTCGCTGATAACGTTGACGACGCCCTCGCCTTCAAGGTCACGGAGCCACGACATGAATCCCTCAATCTTCGCTTCGTCGCGTGCGACGTTGAAGTTCGGCGCGGGGGCGTCAAAGTCGTCAAGCGCGAGTGTTTCGATTCCGTCGCTTTGGAGAGCGAAGATGTCCTCGCCGACGATAGCCTCGCGGAGCGCGGCGTTGAGTCTGCCGAGAGCGCCGCGAAGACGCGCCGCATAATTGTTGACTATCGGACGCGTACCCGTCGGGTCCGAGGACTGCCGTTGTCGCTCTATATCTTGGAGTGTGTCGACAGGTGCGTCGGCGAGGGTCGGCGTCATAGGCGTATCCCCTCTATGCAGTTCTTGCAGAGTCGATGCTTGACGTGCGCGTTTCCGGCGCGGAACTCCGCCTTATACTGGCTTGTCCGTACGCCGCAAGACTCGCACGGATGATGTGAGCGTATCGGCTTGACGTTGATAGGCAGAACGGCTTGTTTACTCGCCATTCTTAGCCCCCCGGAGTGTGTCAAAGGCTTCGTCGGGTTCGACGTCGTCCAACGACAGGCTGTCCGTATCCGCGGCAAAATTCGCGTCCTCTGGCATCTGCAGGACGAGTTCGTTGAGAAGTTCTTCGGGGACGAAGCCCGCGGCGTTGTTGCCGTATAAGTCGTTGACCGCCTGAGTGTACGTCCTCAGCTTCTCCATCTCGTCGTCGCTTAGCGACAGTACCGGCGACTCGTCGTCTTCCGGCTGTATCTTGACTTGGACGCCCGACGCGTCAAGTTCGGGGTGTCGCTCGGCGATCTTGCGGAACGCCTTAGACCACTCGCGCTCTTGATAGCGGCGCTCGTCGTCGATTATCTGTTGGTAACGCTTATCCTCGCCCTCAACGACGAACTGATTGATGTCCGTCTCAAACCCGACCGTCCACTTGGGCGCGGGTAGCGGCGCGAGGATGTCGTCAACATAGTGCTGGAGGACATCGTCAAGGTCGGGGACATCCGGTTCAAACTTCTTGAGTTCCGCCGGACCGTCGGAGGCGATGACATCGTTCGGACCGAGATGCTTGAGTTCGGTTAGAGTATCCTCCTGCGACTCCTCGGTCCACGTACGGTGTATCGGTCCCTCGCTCGTCTCAAGGACTTCCTCTTGAAACTCAATCCACCAGATGCCGTACGCCTTGCGCTTAATCGCTTCGGCGCGGTCGCGCTTGATACTGCGATACTCCTCGGCGTCGTCCTTGACAGCGCGCAGTATCGACGTGCCGAATATCCCGTGTTCGTTCTCGTCGTCGCCGCCTATATCGGGATTGAGTGCCTGTTTAAGCACGTCGTTCTGACTGAGCGGGACGCTCGTTCTGTCGTCTCCGCCGCGACGACGACCGATTATCGACTGTTCGTCAAACTGTACGAACGCCGCCGCTTCGCCGCGTTTCGTGATATCCTCGTCGGCGACCTCGTCGGTATCCTCCGGATTGATGAGGATATTCGTGTTGTCGTAGACGCGTCCCGACACCGTCTCCGGCGGGATGTGCTTAAAGCCGATTATCTTAGACTCGGCGTCGTCAACGCTCTCCTCCGGCTTGAGATACTCGACGAGAACCGTGCCGCGTGTCCAACGGTTAAGAACAGTTGTGCGTAGGAAAGGCTCAAAATGTTGGCGTTTCTCGCCGCCGTGTATAGCCGCCTCGGAGAGAAAGCCGCCGTTGGGTGCGAAGTCGGGTGCATCCTCGCCGCCGTTGAAGTACGCCTCGGTCGTGTCGTCCTCGGCGACGACCTTGACACCCGGCTTGACGACATCCGAGGCGAACTGGTTGAGATTAGCGCGGATTATCCCGATGTCCCTGTATAGCTCATGCAGTTTGTCGATGTCGTCCGGCGCGTCGATGTCCTCAACGTCGCCGCTTGTGAGTTTGAGTGTTGACGACCTTTCGACAGTCTCGGCGACTTGCGTGAGTCCGCGGGACAGCGTCTCATAAGCGCGGCGTACGCGCCCTTTGGACTCGGTCTTGTCCTCGGTAGTGACTTTAACTTTATCCATGGTGTATCGCTCTTTCGGCGGCGTCTGTAATTATCTCGTCGTCCGTCTGTGAGTTCTCCGGGTCAGACTTCCGTTCGTCGACTTCGGCGAGGAGTAGGATA